TAATGTAGGAAAAATATATTTGTTAATTAGATTAGTTAATCAACCTATTAATAACCCATCTGATCCTGCTGATAATGATGCTTGGGCAACCAACCCAAATGGAGTTGCCTTCGAGGTCTTTAATCCTAGTGGTAGTGTAATTGCTAGATCTACTGATATATTAGATAAGTATGGTACTTTTGGATTACCCGAAGTACAATGGAGTGTTACTAATGTATCTCATGGTGTACCACCAGATTATATGCAGGGAACTTCTATGGCTCTAACTTCAACTGGAACTAAATCAGAATTTCTCTCAGATAATGTCTTTAATGATAGTGTTCCTGATGCTTCCTCTGGTACAGCAACAATGAAACCACAATGTAACAATGATGGAACTGTAGTAACAGGAGGAGTTACTAAAGGTATGGAATATAAGTTCGTGGCAAATAATACAAATAATGGTGTCAATACAGATGAGAAGACGATTATAATAAACTGATGTAATTCTCAAATAATATACATACCTTTGTATGGATTGTACGAGAAGCTCTATAATTTCTTAAAGAACCAGTGGCAGAACTGTCACAAGACCCCCTCAAGGGGGTTTTTTAATGCTATAATATATTCAACTGAGAAACATTGATGCCATTACGTCCACACCAACTTGATGCTCTGGATGCTATGGCAAACCATAATAAGGGGCAAATCATCGTACCTACAGGTGGTGGTAAAACCATGTGTATGATTGACGATACTGAAAGATCAGGTGGTACTACTGTTGTAGTCGCACCACGCATACTATTAGCAGAGCAACTATCATCTGAGTTCCTAGAACAGATTGATAATGTATCTGTGATGCACGTACACAGTGGTGAGACACCCCATTACTCTTCAACTAAGTCAGATGATGTTGCTGATTGGGTTTTTCTTAACAGACTATTTGGTAAGAGAAGTTTAATCTTTACTACATATCATTCATTACACAGAGTACAACAATCAGGTATTCCTGTAGATACAATTTACTTTGATGAGGCACACAATAGTGTTAATAGGAACTTCTTCCCTGCTACTAAATTTTATGGAACTGGAGGTGCTAGTAGGTGCTTTTTCTTTACTGCTACTCCTAAGCATAGTCTTACTATCCAAAAAGCTGGAATGAATGATAGAGAGGTGTATGGTGATGTTTTGATTAATGTACCAGCACCTAAGTTAGTTGATGAAGGTTATATTCTACCACCTAAAGTTGAGGTGTATAAGAGTCGTTTACTTAGAAAGGATGAGATCTATTCTGAGGTAGAGTCAGAGCATATGATCGGTGCTATTGATAGATTAGAAGTGGATAAGGTTCTTATCTGTGCTAAGTCTACCAAGCAAATCACTGGTCTTTTATCTGAATCTGACTTCTGTTATGAGTTAAAGATGCGTGGTTATTCTTGGATGACTATCACATCAAAGACAGGTGCTATTGTCAATGGTCATAAGGTAGGTAGAGATGAGTTCTTTGAGACTCTTAATGCTTGGGGCAAGGATGATAATAAGAAGTTTGTAGTTCTGCATCACAGTATATTGGCAGAAGGTATTAATGTAAAGGGATTAGAGGCAGCGTTGTTTATGCGTAATATGGATTACATTACTATCTCTCAAACGATTGGTAGAGTAATTCGTTTGGGAAATGAGTATAAAACACATGGCAAAGTCTGTGTTCCTGTGTATAATAATGTTGGGATCTCTACTGCTCGTAAGGTTGAGGCAGTTGTTGATACTGTATTCAAGAGGGGTGAACCTGCTATTTCTGTTATCACACGATGAACATCTTTGTAACTAATCCTGATCCACATAAGTCTGCTACTGAGTTACCTGACAAACATGTGGTCAAGATGCCATTAGAGACTTGTCAGATGCTCTCTATCATATACTCTAAGTGGTATTATGATTGGGGTAAGATACACAAGAAAGATGGTACTGCCTATGCTACAGAGAAGGGTGCTTTCCGTAATCATCCATGTACTCAATGGGCAGCAGATAGTATATACAATACGGCATGGTTGATTCAACATGGATGTGCATTATCTGATGAGTATTCCTATCGTTATGGTAAAGTACATGGATGTGCTGATGCCTTATTTGAGGCAAAGAAAACATTTCATAGATGTGCTGGTGAGGTCATTACTTGTCATTGTATGGTAGAATCATTCACAAGGGCAATGCCTGATGAGATCAAAACTGATAGAACTATTGATACCTTTACTGCCTATCAAAAGTATATCAACACTAAACCTTGGGTAAAGGATAACTACCTACGCAAACCTGAACGCAAACCTTCTTGGATTCAATGAGAGACACAATTCTATTTGGTGACTGTAGAGACACCCTCAAACAGTTTGATGAGAAGGCGAGGATGTGTGTTACATCCCCACCTTACTATGGATTGAGAGATTATGGTGGAGAAGATTCGCAGATAGGGCAAGAGCAGACTCCAGAAGAGTTTATTGATGAGTTAGTCAAAGTATTCAGAGAGGTGAGAAATGTGCTTACAGATGATGGAACTTGTTGGGTTAATGTTGGGGATAGTTACTATAATTACAGGCCAGGTAGAGGACAAGGATTGGTTAAACAAACAGTCTCAAATACTAAACAAGACTTACCAGATGTGTGTCCTCGTAGAGGAAATAGACTCGAAGGACTCAAAGAAAAAGACCTCATTGGAATCCCTTGGATGTTCGCCTTCGCAATGCGAGCAGATGGATGGTATTTGAGACAGGATATTATATGGCATAAACCTAATCCAATGCCTGAGAGTGTAAGAGATAGATGCACTAAGTCGCATGAGTATATCTTTTTGTTTAGTAAGAACAAGAAGTATTTTTATGATAATGAAGCGATTAAGGAACCAGCAAAGGATTGGGGAACCAGAGATAGAACTAAAGGTAAGTATCATAATGAAGGAACTGGATTGCAACCACACTCAGGATTGAGTAAGAGTTATCCTAAAAAGAATAAGAGATCAGTTTGGAGTGTAACTAATAAACCTTACAGGGGAGCTCACTTTGCTGTATATCCACCCGATCTAATTGAACCTTGTATCAAAGCAGGGAGCGAAAAAGGTGACATTATATTAGATCCATTCATGGGAAGTGGAACGACTGCTATGGTGGCAAAATCACTAGGTAGAGACTACATTGGATGTGAATTACATGAGGATTATGGTAATCTAATTCAGAAGAGAGTGGAAGAATATCAACCAGTTGCGGAAGTGACACAATCACCTTTACTTGATGCTATAAATCAGGTATAATAAGTTCATTCAGAGGAACCCCCAATGCGTTGTAAAGTTCAACTCTATGTTGCTGGTACTGTCTTTAATGAAGAGGTAGTAGCAGTCGATTATCAAGAGGCAAGACAAGTTGCTCTTGCAAGAAACCCTAATGCTAGGGTTGTTTCTGTAACTGCGGTATTTTAAATGGTATTAGAATATGTTGGAGATCTCTTTGATTACAAACCAAAGGTATTAGAACTTCTTAAGAGAGATGCTTACAAGAAGGGTGAATTTACACTTTCATCTGGACGTAAGAGTGAGCATTATGTAAACTGTAAACCTGTAACATTAAATGGTAAAGGTCTAACATGGGTATCATGTATGATCTTTGAACATATTGACACTGATGTTGTGGCAGTTGGTGGACTTACACTAGGTGCTGATCCATTAGTTTGTGGTGTTGCTGCAGTTGGATTTAATGCTTCTACAGGAAAACTTAATCTTGATGCCTTGATAGTTCGTAAAGAACAGAAGGGGTATGGTGCTAATGCTTGGATTGAGGGCAAACTGCCACCAAAAGGATCTAAAGTAGTTGTACTTGAAGATGTTACTACTACGGGTGCTTCTGCTGTTAAAGCAGTAGAGAAGTTGCGTGAAGCTGGTTATGTGGTGGATCGTATTATTACCATAGTAGATCGTCAGGTAGATGGTGAGGCAGACACTAACGTACTTGCTGCTAAATGTGAACTTATTAGCTTATTTTCTTTGGAGGAACTATACACATGATATTAACACAGAAAGTTATTGATGAAATCCAAGTTGCAATGCGACACACCAAAAAGAATGGTGATCTTAATTGGCAAAATGGAGATGAGATTGAGGTTCAACTTGCTGGCACATTCGCAGCAGATAAGTTCATAGTTATTAAGAACAAATCTAAAGATCCTGTTGTATCTACTCCACCACATCCTGATTTTGACTATGAGAAAAAGGAGTGGAAAGGTGGATCTAATTCATTAGGAAGATCAGCAGGGCATAATCTATGAGTAATGAACCTCTAACTTCTTACGAAGAGTTTAACTTATGGTTACAGAGTTGTCCATCAAAAGTAAAAGAATATGAGTATAAATCAGATTCTATTGTTATTACATTTGAAATGAAACTTCAGGGGGATCATGGGTAGTAGAACACCTTCAGATTATCGCAAATTTTATCATTGCCCTAATCCAAAGAAACTATCTCCTAACGGTGGACAACCCGAAGGATATGTGAATAAGGATGGCACATGGGCAGCAATTCCAATTATAGGAAGTGAAACTAAGTTGTGTATTATTCACAATGGAGAACATATGCACACAGCAAGGAATTACAAGGATGCAATGTCATACATAAAGAAACAAATTTCTATTGAGAAGAAACTCAAAAAGAAAGGTTCATTGGAGAAGTTTTTATGAGTGAAGATCAAACACCACTTGAAACGTGGAATCGTGCCAAAACTTTATTATTAGAGTCATTGTATAAACCTGACCATCAACTGAGAAGTTGTGCTTACAATCAGGAATGTAAGGATGAATTGATAGCAATAAGAGATCAGGTGATTGATATGGTTCAATCAATGCCCAATCCTCATGTAGAACCATTGCCATTTGGTAAGAAGAATAGTCATGTAGAACCTACCATTAATACACCACATGGTGATATTAGCGAGACTCTAATGAGTGGAGCATTAGGAGATTATTATATGACAGAGAAGAGGGAGTATTAATTATGACTGAAAAGATTGACACTCAAGGAATGAGTGGTGATGCAGTTGAAGGATGTACGGATAATGTATATCCTCACGATGAAAATGGAGATCCTATTCTTCCAAAAGCTGAGTTTAAAGAACTACCTATCTTTGATACTAAAGAGAGAGCAGAGTTAAAGGAGATTATGCTAGAAGCATTAAAAGAGTATCATAGTGTACCTGATTGGCAGAGGAGACACCCTCATTGGACTTTAGATCAGTTTCAAGAATGACTAAGAAACATAGTTATACTAATCCAGAAGATAAGTTTGATGCTGCTTATGTTGAGGCACAAGTTACTGAAGGTAAGAAGTATTATGATGAGCAAGGATGGGAGACCACCCCACCCATTTCTGATAGAGAATGTATCTTTCGGTGTTTAGAGAACTGTATCAATCTTGCTGGACTTGATAAGAAACAAGTCATGAGATTAGCAGAAGACTTTAAGACTAAAAAAACAGAGTTTGTAAGAAACGAGGAGTATCCAGTATTATGAATCTTGATTCTATTATAGTTAGTGATTTTTTAGATGATCCCGATAAGGTCAGAGAATCTTTAATTAAACAGAATGTTGAGTTTGTTATTGATATGCCTGAAAAATTTCCTGGTAAAAGAACTCTAAGGGCAGATGAAGGTTATCAAAAAATGGTGGAGGAAAAGTTGGATAAAATTCTTCCATTTAAGTGGGAAATGGATATGAGTTCATCAACTTATTGTTTTCAATTATGTTTAGAAGGTGATGAGTCGTGGATACATGTAGATCCGACAAAATGGGCAGGTATATTATATCTAACTCCTGATGCACCTAAAGATTCTGGTACTGTAATTTATATTGAAGATTATGATAAGGTCATGGGAGAAACTATTAAAAAAGTTAAAGAGACTGGAGATAATTCTTTATATACAAGTGTGAGGAATGAAAATGAAATAACTACAGTAGTTGGTAATGTTTATAATAGATTATTATTACTCAGAGGATATTATTTACCACATAGAAGTAATATTTCTGGATTTGGAGATTGTTTGGAAAATGGTAGATTAACACAAGTATTTTTCTTTGATGAGGTAAAATGAGACTAGGAATTATGTGTTCTGGCAACGGAACCAACTTCGAGAACATAGTTACAAATCCATTATGTAGTAAGCATGAAGTTGTGTTGATGATACACAACACTAAACAATGTGGTGCTGTCGCAAGAGCAGCAAAGTTTGGTATTCCTCATGTAAGAGTACCACATAAAGATGAAGATCACATGATAGATCTCTTTGAAGCATGGAGAGTAGATCTTATCATACTAGCAGGATATATGAGAGTATTAAAGAATCCATCTAAGTTTCCATGTCCTATCATTAATGTTCATCCATCATTACTTCCTAAGTATAAGGGATTACATGCTGTTGAGCAAGCAATGGAGTCAGGAGATCTTGTTAGTGGGTGTACTGTTCACTATGTGAATGAAGAATTGGATGGTGGTGAGATAATAATGCAAGGTGAGGTTCCAATATTACCAAACGATAGTGTAGAAACATTAACTAAAGCTATACAACGGAAAGAATATGCTATACTACCAGCAGCTATTGATTCATTACAATAAATAATCATACCTATTAGGTGTTTTTATGCTATCCACTCAATACCGTTTAAGGTTGGAAGGAATATGTAAAGATATTGCTTCAGGGAGAGAAGTTAGTCTGGATGATATGATCTGGGCAAATAAGTTATCAAAAGCAAATACCGCAGCAAGAGGTATGTTAAACACTGCAAGAAAGATGAATCAGACACCTGAAGATTCTTTTCTGAATAGTTTGAATTTAGGCGACCCCGATTCAAACAATCACCGTAGGGGTTTTGGAGATCCACAAGATGTTGTGGACTGGTTTCATCAAGATAGATCGGACGATTGGAGGCAACGTGACTAAAATGGCAAGAGGACAAAAATTGAAATTGACAGATATTATCTGTAGAATCATTACAACTGATGGAACAGTTGATCTTAATGAGAGAATATGGATGAATAAGTTATGTGAGAGTAATGAAGAGGCAAAGCAATTAGCTGGTGCTATGCTCTGTCCAGACTTTTATGATCCCGATGGGATAGATCCTGCCTTCTACTAGGCATAAATTTTTGTTACAAAGTAGTTGTTGATACAGACACATTTGTAATAAATAATTGGGAGAATTAGAGGGAACAAGATGACCTGAAACTCCTATATCATGTAGTTCAAATTGTAGTTTACGGAGTTTTTATGCACAACTTAATACCACATAATCAACTGTCATCTGAAGATGACCATGATGATTTACTAGCGGAATACTACGAGTGCTTAATTGACTGCGAAGACACTGCTTCAAGTTGTAAACGTATCTGTAGGGAGGTTTTAGTTTAGATCTAAACGTACACATTTCTATTCTAACATGACAATTCACACACATCCACCTTAAATAGTTTCAAAAAATCAAATAATCAGAAAACCCTTGACAAATATTGTCAGGGGTTTTATAATATAAAAAAGTATTTTTATAATGAGTGATATTAGGGTCTATGATAACTTTGTAAGTGAGGAAGAGTTTCTTCCTATACATCAATATTTTGTAGATACTAGAACTGGTTTCAATGGTGAGAGTGTTCCTTGGTATTGGGTAGATGGTGTTAATAAATTTGGTGATGGTAGATTTATGTTTGTAAATCTCTGCTATGGCAATCTTCAGATTGTAAATCATACCATGTTTCAGGTTTTGGTTCCTATTCTAATGAAAATAGATCCATTGTCATTAACTAGGATTAAAGCAAATTTAACTGTAAGGGATGATACACCAGTTGATGATAGTCATTATCATACAGATGATAACTATTGTAATTGTGTAGAGGATGGTGGTAAAGGAGAAGATGCTACCATGACTACAGCAATTTATTATGTAAATACAAACAATGGAGGTACGCAATTTAAAAATGGTGAACAAGTTAATAGTGTTGCTAATAGATTAGTTGTATTTCCTTGTCACATGTATCATGCACCTATAGGGCATACTGATGAAAAAAATAGAATTGTAATTAATTTTAATTATTTTCATTCTCAAACAGGTATTTAATTATTAGGAGACTATGTTATAATGTACGAACAAGCATTGTTAGAAATGAATAACCCATTAAGTTCGGTTAAAATGGTAAGAGAATCGTATTCTAGGTACTTACAAAAGAACTTTACTGAAGTTCAGGTACAGTTTAGAGATGAGGAACCAGCGTGGATACCTTATGATACACTACTAGCAATTAAGGAAAATGAAGTTGAATTTCAAAGGAGAGTAAAAAATGGAAATGCATAATGATGATGATTGTATCCCATGTACTACAACAGGTGTAGAATTACATTTTGAAGACAAACATTGGTTAGCATTAATAGAGCGTGGTGTTAAGGGTCTGGGTGGTGATATGAATACCCTTACTTGTTATGACTCTAAACAACAATGGAAGAAACTAGAAATTATCTATGATGTTAAGGATAAAACATGAAGAATACTATTAGAATTGCTGGAGCTCAAATACCAATTAAAGATAATGACATTCAATTTAATAAGAATGAGATTTTCAAGGCATTGGATTGGGCAAAGGAAAATGCGGTTGATTGCTTATTAACACCAGAAGGATCTTTATCAGGATATGGTTCTTGGTGGATGTCAAAGATGGAAGAATTGGAGGGTTCTTTATTAGAAGTTGAAGATTATCAAAAGAAGGTTGGAGTTGAACTACATTTAGGAACACTTTTACAAAATAGAGAACATATAGGATTTGTAAATAGAAATCATATTAGACATTATGGGAAGGATGGTAATTTATATGGATTATCCAATAAAACATATATTGTACCTGGTGATGGTGCATGTCTTAATTCAACTGCTGGAGGATTAAGTCCACTATACCCATTTAATATGCCTAATGTAACTAAGAATGACGGTCAACCATATCAAATTCTTGGTATGGTGTGTAATGATATGTGGGGATCTAGTAAAGATACACATAAAGATGATGTTCCTGATATGGCATTAAATGAAATGCTAGTAGAAAGAAAAGTAGATCTTGTATTTCATGCTACAAATAACTATAAGTTTCCACCACAAATGATTGTTGAATCTCCATATATGAAAGAAACTTTTGATATGTGGCATGAGAGTCATTTAAGGATGACTGCATGGGGAGCGTGTTCAACAATATTAACTGTTGATGGGTGTACTCCTTGGGCATGGGATGGTGATGAAAATGAGTATAATACTTATGAGTCAGGATCTCAAAGTGGTGTTATAACTGGTTTAGGTGAGAGAGTGGTTGGTGTTCCAAGAACAGGAAGACAATACTTTCATTATGATTTGGACATTAATGCTAGAGAGAAAAACATACTGAGACATAATGCTTATAATAGTAAAGTAATGGATTTAAAGGATGATGCCAAATCAAGAATCATTACAAATTAAGTATGAATCACAGATAGATTCTTTCACTTTTATGTGGGAGGGTGAGATGAAGTATTTTCGTGATTATGAAGGTGCTGAAGATTGGATTCTATTGAATACTGCAAGACAGAATGAATATAATAGAAACTGATTATGGAATGACTTATGTTCCTTTCATCAATACTGAATTAATATCACCCTTTGCTCCAGAGTGGAGATTTTACATAGCAGAGAAGATTCTATCAAGGATAGATTGTAACAGATTAAAGAATTATCTTTTGAGTAAACAACCAGAGATTCTTGCTATAAAAGATAAACTTACTGATGCTGGAACTGGATTGGGTAATGATAGTACAACTGCCAGATTCAGATCATATAATGTAATGACATGGGATCAACCTGATATTAACATATTGAAGGAGGAGATTTCTATCATGCATGATAACTACTATAGGGATATAGTTGATAGACCAACACCAGAGGTTTCACTTGGTGGGTGGATGAATATTATGAAGAAAGGTGATAGAATTAAGAGACATAATCATGGATTCTTAGATAATACTTACATAAGCGGTCATTTTACTGTTTGTTGTGACAGTACCAGAACTGTATATACTAATCCTTATGAACATTGGGATGAGTTTGAATTATTAAAAAGAGTTGAGGAGTATGGTCTGGAATTTAATCATTCATTATATGCCTCTAAGAATACTGCAGGTCAATTAACATTATTTCCAGGATATATTCCACACTTTACTACAGAACATAGATCTGATAGTGATAGAATAACATTAGCATTTGAAATCATACCAGAATATGAAACCATTATTTAAATTAAGAGAAATTGCTTGGGCAATAGTGTCTGAGGTAGAGGATTGGTTATATCCTTATCGTACTGATGATACAGAACCATTATGGGCAGAGAA